ACACCTAGGACTTTGGAACCTTCCATAAGGGTGTAGTTGGATGTGGCGTCAAACACCACGCAGTAGAGTTGAGAGGGTGTTGTGGAGGCACTGTTTATCCATGACAAAACAGTAGCACAAGCTGCATCGAGAAAAATGTTTGATGTATCCGAAGCACCTGTGGTCTTCACCGTATACTCCACAGCGTGTGCTGACAGCAAAAGCACGGCCAGGATTGTGAGCGTTCTGTTCATTTTGTTTTCGTGTGTGGCGCGGAGCGATTTTAAAGGTCCTGACTACCCGATTGTAGTCGAAGGAACTTGACGACGATTATACCTCCAGCGGTCGCTCCCAGCCGGCGGAGGTATCTGTTTATCTTTTTTGGTTTGTAAACCTCCGGTATGACCCAGAGGGACCTGTAGGTTTTCCAGTCAGAAGTGAGGGCCAAAACGGCCTCAATCAGTGGCATACAACTCCATTCACAATGGTAACGCTCAGCTGCCGCAAGAGCTAGAGGGACACGAACACCAGGTCTCAACCAACTGCTGGTCTCATCCTTCAGAGAGATGAATCTCTCAGCTAGTTGTTCTGGTGATTTACCGGTGATTGACCCAAATCTATATGCAACCTTCACAGGATCCTTGGCACAAGTATAGGTCCCAGTTATTGAATCTGCAACAATGAACTGCCCGCAGTAGTAGGCAGAAACATTGGTTAGCTTCTTTGCTTCAAGGTTACCTAGCTCAGCATAGGTTGCTTCCACCACGGCATCGGGCACTCTCGACTTTGTGTAGAAGATGGAGTCGTCACCAACCAACGAGATGAATTCTGGGACACAGCGGTAGGCCACAGCATGAACAGCCGCATTGTAAATAGTATTGCCTATCAACGTGGTGGCGTCACCTGATTTATGCTGGTAGAGGAATTTGAATGTTGTACCTGAGTTGAAGTGCTTGTTGAGTGTAGGAATGTGACTGCGATCCCACAACTCCAATATGACAGGATGCAATCCAAAATCTTGGTACATCATCATCTTGAACCTATGAGCTGACTCGAGTTGACTTTTGTCAAAAGCACTAAGGTCAACTTCCACCAGGCTTGCCTTTTTCAGCTCCCCCCGTGGGATCCTATGTAGGTGGTAGTTAATGGCCGCATCCAGATTGGTGGAATTGCGGCTCCAAGGTATCACAACCTGTGGCAGTAGAACAGACTCGATTCTTTTCTGGAGACCCTGAATGACGTGCGACACGATAGCCGTGACTATCGGTGCTGAAGCCAGGACGACCTGCGGTTTTTGAATTTGAGACTGGTGGGCGGTAGTGACGGTAGTTTTTGGGTTGGTTTTCAAGGTCAACTCAAAGACATTCATGGGCTGGTCCTCAAGGGCCAATCCGATGCGTTCTTCACCGGCGTCTATCAGTTGGATTAACTTTGAAACTTTGCAGTCTCCGTCCAACTTCTGCAACCACCTTTTCAAACCCTCCGGATTCACACCAATCGGCTGCTGCCTAAACTCTTACAACTTTTCCTTAACCTCAGGCACACACAGGTACTTCAGGAAAGCATCTTGAAGAATAACAGCCTTGTCAACAGGGTCGACCCCATTTGTGAGGATCGGGGGATCAGCGTTCCTTTTGTTGACCCCAGCCATCATTGATTTAAATGTATTGGGATATGGTCCCTGGACTCCTGTTACAATAGCAGGTACTGTTTTTACTGGCTGCTTTATGATGGAATTGACTGATGACAGTCTCAGTGAAACCTGTGTAGTTCTGATATTGGTGTCGTCTAGTTCTGTTTGCAGATCGTCCCAGGTGTTGTCAATCGTCCCGTTTCCGGGTGTAATCTTATGTACATATTGCCTGACCACCTCTGGGGCCGTCGCGGGGTCAATAGTCCTC